TCCACTGAGGCGATAGAGGCGCAGTTCCTTGCAACCGGATCACCGACTGATATAGCTGGACTGACCTTTGTTGTCGTATATCGCAAAATAGCTTAATTCAAGGAGTTTGAATACATGCCGGGAACGATAGTTGATGCCGAAACCGCAGTACGAGATTTCCTTATGACTGGTGAAATTAATAATAAAATCACCAATTCAGGAAGTACGATAAAAGTGTATTGTGGAGAGTTTAATCCCGATTCACCGAAAACCTGTATCATGGTACGTGATGCCGGTGGCTGGGCAGCTGATCCGTACATGATGCTTGACTACCCGATGATACAGGTATGGGTGCGCTCTGATAATGTAGACACGGCAAAAACTATCATATCCCGTATAGATGATGAGTTTCATCGTCTTGGCCCGAAAGCAATCAGCGATGATGTTTTCTGTTTGTGCATGTTACGGAACACTGGCAAACAGAGGCTGGACGATCCCATCACCAATCTTGTGAGGTACTTTATCTTATATACCATGAAATGCCGGAGGATAGAATAGACAATGGCTGATGCTTTGGTTTTACAGGTCGAGGGGCTTTCTGAACTCATGGCAACATTCAAGCGGTATTTTGACGATGTCGATACGAGCGATATAATCATACAGGCTTTCTCAAGTATGGGATATGAGGTCAAAGCACAGGCCCAGGAGTTACTACAGGAAAAAATATATGATACTCCTGAAAGAGGATATATACGCACAGGACTTTTAAAGGCAAATATCGAACCTGATGCGCCCAAAAAAGGCGGTGGCGAAATATCAGTAGTTGTCAGAGCAAAACAGGATTATGCGGCTTATATCGAACTCGGCACAAGTAAAATGAAACCTCGTGCTTTCATGTTACCAGCATTACAGATGAAAGCTGAAAAATGTCAGGAAATTTTAAAAGCAGCATTAACAACATTCTTAGAATCAAAAGTACATCTTTAAACTATAAATGGAGGTAATTACAAATGGCTACTGTTACACAGACAACAGGTGATATTCAGATGAGCTCTGCTCAATTAACTGTCGGAGGTACTGACATAGGGGCAACGAATGGCGGTATTAAATTTACGCCGACGGTATCAATACAGAAGGTATATACTGACCAGAGTTCAATGCCGAAACGTCATTTTATTACTCAGGAAGACGCTTCATTAACGGCAAATCTCTGTGAGTATAATTTGACAAAACTTAACCTTGTTTCGGTTGGCGGTACTTATACGCTGGATGCCGGAGCGGTTAAGAAAAGTATTTATTATGGCGGCAAACAGATTGCAACTACGGATTATGTCGAACTTGTGGTAACACCCACTACAGACGGTATCGGTACAATTTCAACTGATGCAAATTTGAAAATAACAATTTTCAAGTGTATCCCGGTTACACGTCCTGAACTGTCATTCACAAAAGACGGTGTTCGTTATGTGCCTACAACCTTCGAGGCGGTTGCTGATGAAACGAAAACGACCGGCAAGCAGTTCTATCTACTTGGTGATTCGACAGCAACGGCATAATATGAATACTTAAATAAACACAATCGAAAAGGAGAATTTAACAATGTCAGAAACAGAAGAAATCAAAGTACAAGAAATACCGGAGGTGCAGGTAACCTCCGCTAAAGATTGGTCTGTCAGAAATCTCAATATCCGATATTTACCAATGCCAAGCGGTGCAGTATTCAAAGTCAAAAATGTTGACCTTATGACTATGGTGTCAAAGGGATATATGCCACTTGACCTTGTGAATAGTTTTTCTCACATGGCAGATCAGGCAAGATTAAATCAGCAAGAGACTAATGTTTTGGGCGGCATTGCTGAAAAAGATTTAATAGCTATGGATAAGTTGTGTCGTAAGTTCGCCTCGCTGGCTGTTATTGAACCTATCGTTTCAGATACTGAACCGACATCCGATACAATTATTAACAGTAATGATTTGGGATTCGATGATGTAATATTCCTATTTTCAGAATGCGTGAAGGGAGGCGCTGGTAGATTTACTGGCTTTTTTCGCGGAGGAACACCGAATACTGTTGTTAGACCAAATGGCGAGAGCTTACCACAAGAGACCGTCGGAGATAATCGGGATAACGGACGATAAGGAGAAGTTTGATTTCGATGCGGCGGTATTAATTAAATCAAATATGATACAGAAGGACGGTATCAAAGAAACACCGGAAGAAGAACTTGCACGTTTAAGAGCACAATTCGCGGCAATAGGTTATGGAGCGCATTAAATTATGAGTGATATAAGTGTTGGCAACCTGATAATTGGTATACAGACAAAGCTTGAAGAATTCAAAAAAGGTATGTCTGATGCAACCGGTGGACTTGACGGATTATCTAAGAAAATATCTGTTAACTAAGCTTCTATTGCTTTGGTAGGCGGAGCTTTTACTGCTGTCGGTGTTGCCATAACAGCATCAATCGGTACTATTATTAAAAGTACCGCTGATATGGGTGATAAGTTCCGTGATATGTCATTGCGTACCGGCGAATCAACAAAAGCATTATCAGCATTATCTTATGCTGGTGAATTATCGGGTATAAGTATAGGCTCGATTGAAAGCTCAATGAAAAAAGCACAGCGGGCTATGGCTGATGCCGCAACCGGCACAGGCACGGCTAAAGACGCTTTTGCAGAACTTGGTATACAGGTAACGCATACCGATGGCTCATTATTAACTGGCACTGAATTAATGCTTGCTTTTGCCGACAAGACGGCTGGCATGGGTGATGCGAGTAAAAAAACCGCTCTTGCTATGGAAATATTCGGGCGGTCAGGAACCGATTTACTTCCATTGTTTGCCGAAGGGTCGGCTGGAATAAAGTCAATGATGGAGGAGGCGGTTAAATATGGTGTTGCTATTGACGATGTTACAGCAGCCCAGGGTGACGATTTTAACGATGCTTTAGTACGAGCAAAAACAGCATTTACTGGAGTAGCACTTACAATCGGAACTAATCTATTACCAAAATTGACGCCTCTGGTAAATAAATTTGCTGACCTGACTTCTAATGTTATAGCCTTTATGGACAAACATCCAACATTAATAGCAAACCTGACTGTTGCCGCAACTGCTTTCGGAGTTATAGCCACAGCAATAGGGGGATTGCTTATCGGATCGCTTGCCTTGCCGACACTTATTACAGCATTCAGTGGATTGGGTGCTATTCTGTCAGTAGCTGGACCGGTCGGTATAGCTTTAACAGGCGCAGCAGTTCTTATTTATAATCTATATAAGAATTGGGATGTTGTTTGTGCCGGATTCAAAGCTCTATACGATACCATGTTAAAGCCCGTATTGACTTCAATTAAGACCGCATTCACGGCAATATGGACAGAGGTTAAACAGGATTTCACGTGGATATACAATAAAGTTAAAACTGTCATAATGGATATATGGACAGTATTAACTCCTTTGATTGACGGATTCATTAATGGTTTTGATTCTGTCTGGAGTGTAGTCGAGACTGTATTCACGGCTGTTTATAATTTTGTAGCAGGCGAAAAAGGTATTATCGGTAAAATGTATGAAGCTTTCCGGTGGTTTTTAGATAAGCTCGGTATTGAACTTCCCGAGGCATCAGAATTATTTGGTGATATAAAGCTTGCGGGCGAGGGTGCAGCCGACGGCGTTAAATCAAAATGGAACGAAATGAAGGCATCATTTGCTCGGAATATGGCAGAGAATAAAGCCTCACATACTGCTGAAATTGAAGTAATGAAAGCAAATGAAGAGAGTTATACAGCCAAGGTTGTAGCTGAAGAGGATACTCGTTTAGAAGAAAAAATGTTTGACAATACTCTTTGGGGCATTCACTACAAAACAACTGTTGAAGATATGGCAGCCGATGAAAACGCAATAATGGATGAACAGCGGAAGTATGAAAAAGAGCAATTAGACATACAAGCAGTTGACATAAAATCAAATTGGGAGCAGATGTGGACTGACGTTTATACTAACTTTAATGAACGTCTTGGTGATATGGGTAATGCGTGGATGAAAGCATTCTCAGAAGGCAATTTTAAAAATGGTATTGATTTCGCAAAATCCTATTTAGTATCAGCATTCGAGGCTGGATTTATGGATATTGGCGGACGTGTAATGCAAGAATTTATAGGTAAAATAAAAGGCGCAGTTACTGACATGGCTTCAGGATTGGGCGGCGCACTTTCCGGTGTTTTGGGTACTGTTGCGGGATTCGGTGCAGGTGCAGTCGCTGGTATAGTAGTAAATGAACTTGCTGGAGCTTTTACTCCTGACTATGAAAAGCAAAGAAAAGAACGTGAACGGAAAAAAGCTGCTACTACTCAATTTTATACAACTGAAGGCATAGAAAAAGAATTGCAAGGTTCGGAATGGCAATATAGCAGAGAGTCACTATATCGACTACGTGATGAAATAAAAGCTATGCAAGATATAGAAGCCCTCGATCAAAGTAAATCCAGTACTCTAAGGAAAATACAAGAACTTGGCTATATGAATCGTGAGGAGATGATTAGAAATAAAGAGCATAAAGCAGAACAGTTTAAAATAATGGAAGCATCTGCTGCTGCTGGATACGGTTATAGTTATCTTGCTAAAGCTTTACAAGACGATCCTAATTTTATTAAAAGTTTTTATGGTGGGTCAGTAAATTTTGCTACCCTTATGGAAATAGGGCGCAAGACACCGGAGTTCCAAAACAACATACCGACAAGATTTCATGCTGGTGGTATTATTCAGGGTGTTTTAGGTCAGGAGAAAGTTATCAGAGCACTTGCTGGTGAGGAAGTTATTACCAGAAAAGATCCGAGACATAGTCTTAATTTCGGAGGTGGTATAAATGTCAATATTACAGGTAATAATATTAATTCAGAACTTGATATGATTAAACTTGCCAAACGGGCGGGCGAGGAAATAATGAAATCACTGAAATTACAAGTACAATATGCGAGATAGAATAGTATGATTTATGTAACTATAAATGGGACAGAAGTCAAAACAACCGGTATCGAGATAAGCAATGAATTAACTCATACGCCGGATACTTGTAGTTTTGTATTGCATAATCCCGATACAGCACCGTCTGCAGGTCAGGTAGTTATATGCCGTCTTGATACATCAACAGGTACGGTTCTTTTTGCAGGTACTATAATATCAACTAATCAGGTTAAACTTGCACCTCACGAAACACCAGCATTACGGTATTATTCTTATCAGGTTGACTGTCAGGATTATACACATTTGCTTAATCAGAGACTTGTTATAAACGCATATGTAAGTAAAAATTCAAAAGAAATCATTGCCGATATAGTTACTAACTTCACCGATGCCGCACATGGATTCACTACCACTAACGTAAGTACGAGCCGGACAATAACTCGTATAGTATTTGATTATATACCGGTCGTGGAAGCAATTACTCAACTGGCTGATTTATTACTCTGGGATTGGTATGTCGATTCCGATAAAGATATACACTTTTTTGAACGTGAGACTATAAGCGCACCATTTCTAATAGATGATACGGCAGTTACAACAAAGATAAACAACTTTAACATTACACCAGATTATACACAATTACGGAACCGATGTTATGTCAGGGGTGGAACGTATAAGAGTGATTATATCACACAGTCAATAGTAGCCGATGGACAGGCTCGGTTTTGGACACTTGCTTATGAGATGTCCGATTTTACAATGACTATAGGTGGCGCTCCGGTTACATCGGCAGTAGACTTTCTTTACCCTGATGATGGTACTTATGCTTATTACTGGAACTCGGGCGAGAAATATGTACGCTGCGGTGATTTTACACCCACAGCGACACCAGCAATCGGATCGGTGATGGCTTTTACATATAAATATAAAGTACCTGTTATCGTAAGAGCGGATAATCTGGCATCTCAGACGGCGATAGCAGCGATAGAGGGCGGGGACGGTATATATGAATCAATTATAAGAGATGATACTATTGATAATACTACTACAGCCCACGATAGAGCTAATGCCGAAGTGATTCAATACGGCGATTGTCAAATAACAGGTGGATTCACTACTTATGAATCAGGATTTAAAGCCGGTCAGTTTGTTGATATATCAGTATCAGGGTATACTGCTTTACATGGTAATTATCAGATACAACGTGTAGTTATAAATGCAGCCAGCCCAGATGATGAGTTTTATCAGATAACGTTCGCATCGACACTTTATGAATTAAAAGATTTTCTCCTCGGTTTGATAAGAGCGCAATCAAGATTGAAATTAAGAGAAGATGAAATAGTTGACATTTTAAAAATCGTTAATGAAAACATTACAATAACTGAGTCTCATGCAATTTCTAAAACACCGCATCCGGTTAAATGGGATGAGTTTTTATGGAGTATGGCAACATGGGGATAAAATATGAATATTGATAATAACGAAGGCATAGGAATCAAAGGACGGCACAGACTTATTTTCAGGGATGTTTCGACTGGTGATGTAATACGAGAAAAAGAATATGATAATATCATAGTTACGTCTGGCAAAAACATGATAGCCAAACGATTAGCTCAGACGGCTAATACATGCAACATAACCTATATCGCTGTCGGTACAGGCGCAGGCGTTCCGGCAGTCGGTGATACTACATTGTTTACAGAATCGGCAAGAAATCTTGTTACCACAATATCAGCATCTGGAACCGTAGTATCAATAACAGGATTTTTCGGGGCTTCTGAAGCCAATGGCACACTTACGGAAATGGGGTATTTTGGTGAAGCGGCAACTGGTGCATCTGGATCGGGTACTTTATTGAACCACGCTACAATATCAGAAGTTAAGACCAGTTCAGAAACTTTGACAATACAGAGTACAATAACTATCGGATAAAAGGAGTTGCCAATGTATACTAAAACGGCTGTCGTAACAGCTAACGTAACAACAGCGGCGGCAGTTCAATACAACAGTCTCATGGCTGAATTGAAAGCGGCGATGTGTGGAGTATCAACTCATACTATCACCAAAGTATATACTTATGCCGGAGGTTCAACTGCTGATTTAATTGATACAGTAACGATAACTGATAATTCACCGGCGGGTGATGCCGGATTTGATATAACAGGAGTTGGTACATGGACATATGATGCGAATGATTATATCACCACGTTTGTATATGTTTTCAGTGCCGGCGAAATGAATGTAACTTTGACGACTACTTATACCTATGATGGCAGTAATAATATAACAACAGTTGCTGATGTAATGTCATAATGAAAGGGTATTAATATGGATGAAGCTTTTTTAAATCAGATTAGAAAAAATGTTGCTGCTATAAAATTTGACTTGTTTCTAACAGGTACTTGTGAAGCTGGAAGTGATGCCACAACCATAGTTGATTTAAGTTATGCTGGTTATGGTGCTGACTACTTTAATAATAGATGGTATGCACAATGTATCCAGAATGCCAATAGTGTCGGGGCTGCTCCTGAGGGTGAGATACGACAGATAACAGATTACGTAACGGCAACCGGAACTTTTACAGTAGATACCTTTTCAGCAGCTTTACAGACTGGCGATAAAATTGCTATCATGCACAGAAATATAGCGGGTACAAAATATCAGGAATATTTGACCGGTTCGGGTAACTGGCCAAAACCGCTGGGTGTAGATTTTATAGATTTTGTTATAGTAGCAGGTGGTGGTGGGGGTTGTAACAGTGGTACTTACGGCGGCGGGGGTGGTGGCGAAGTTGTGATAAGAAGAAAGTATCCGGTAAGTGCAAAAGCATTGATAGCTTATGTTGTTGGGGCAGGTGGTGCAGCAGGTGCTAACGGTGCAGCTTCATCATTTGACGGAATAACAGCAGAAGGTGGATTTGGAATTGGAGCAAGTGCAGGTGAACCTGGTGGTGGTGCTGGGTTTGGGAATGCTACCGATATAGCTCATAGTGCTTTACTTGGATATGGTATACCTATTGAAGGAGCAACAAGGCATGAACATTTTGGAGGTTTGGGTGGTGCCGTAGGACTTTCTGGTGGTCAGGGACGTACACAAGGTGGAATATTTGGCATGAGATGTGGCGGCGGTGGTGGTGGACATGGAACAGACCCTGGAACAAGAGGAGGGCAATCAGCTTTCGCTAATGGTGGAGCTTCAGGCGGTGCTGGTGTGGGTTATGGTGGTGGTGGTGCTTCATGGGGTCCGGGAGGTGTCGGTAATGCAGCGGCTGGAGCTAATACAGGTGGGGGCGGTGGTGGAAATAAAGCTGGTGGGTCAGGTTACATACTTATCATGTGGGATTAAAAGGAGAATATGAAATATGCGATATGCTGAAATGTCTGGAAATATAGTTAAGTTTGTTTTGCCTGCTGAATTATCAAACGATTATCAGGTATTACCTCCTGACGCTATTGAAATAGAATTAGGTGCTGATGTTAGACAAGGTGATATTTACAATGGTTCTGGATTCAGGAGAAGAACTGAAACTGAACTTAAAAATGCAGCACGTCCGGGATTCAATACTCAACGTATGGATATATTTGAAAGCACAAAATGGGCAAGAGACAGACACCGTGATAATGTAGAGTTAAGTATTGATGATTCTGCACAGTGGTCAGCATGGCTCAATTACTGGAAAACTTTACGCAACATGCCACAGCAACCGGGCTTCGATCCGAGAAACCCACAATGGCCGACACAACCAACGTGAAACTGGAGAGCAAATTATGAAATCAATAACAGTCACACCAGAAGATTTCAGTCTATTATACGCCATTCCAACAGTATATGACACTATATACTTATGGGAAGGCGATTATACTATTAATACCTCTGTTGTTATTCCTGCTAATGTATCAATGATTGGATGTGGCAATGTTACCTTGCATTTGACAAGTGATGTTCCAGCTTTTAAGAATTTAAGCACAAGGTCAAATATAGGAATTGAGAATATTACCGTTAAAATTGAATCTGCTGTATTTACTTCTCAGGTTGTTACTTTCAATAATGTGAATGGATTAGATATTCAAGGATTAATTATAAAACGTGAAATTCCTTGTGAAATGTCAGGGCAGGGTATACTTATAGGAACTTGCAATAATGTCAATATTTACGATTGTGAGATTTATGGTATGGCTACTAATTGTTATTTACGCTTGAGTACCAATATGGAAGTTGTAAACAATTCCTTTACTGGTAGTGTTGGAACTTTCTCAGGACATGATGGACTGCTTATAGAATGCTGTGATAATGGTTATATCGAATCAAACTATTTCACTGACAATGATGAACATGGCTTATACCTGAGCGGAGTTAAATATTTTGAGGTGATAGACAATGTTATGATGAATAATAAAAACAATGGTATTAGAATAGGAGCTTATCCCGACCGGTCAGCAAGTCATATTTTAATAGAAGAAAACGATTGCAATGATAACGTTAATGGTATACATATTTCAGATGATACTGGTCATATGTCAGTAAGAAATAACACTTGTAATTTCAATTCAAACTATGGAATAAATTCAGCATTTGAATCGGTTCCTTCACATGATAACTCTTATGTTGAAAATACATTGCTTCATAATGCAAGTACGGCTCAATATAAGATTCTGGATATAAATTCTATTGTAGAAAACAACATAATAGCTATCAGGTAATATGGGGAAATAGGGAATCGGAGGTATTATGAATAATGCAGAAATAAAAAGTGAAGTTGATGCCAGACTTTCTGTCCTTATAGCAAAACTTGAAGTAGCACAAGCTAAAGATATAATTACGCTTACTAAAGATATACTATCACTTAAAGAACTTGTGATGTCAATGTTCGCCGGTGAAGAAAAAGCTCGTAAAATTCTCTCCTTACAAAATGAAGACCATTTTCAGGAACTTAATCATGCAAAGGCTACTGCTATTGAAATGGAAAGAAAGTATGTGGAAAAAGTTTCCTACGTATCTGATTTAAGAGAGGTGACAGGACAAATCAAAGTGCTAACTTCATGGAAAGATATCGAGGTTGGTAAACATGTAATTGCTAACTATATATCATTCGGTGCTTTTATCATAGCTATTATTTCACTTGTCTTGCGCCTGCTATAGGGATATTATTATGACACAGATGTTAATAGCACAGGGAGTTACAATAGCGCTAGTTATTATTGGGTTCATCGGGAATATTATGTATTTCAAAGGCGTATTTACAGAAAAAGTTGATAATATAAAAGAAGATATAAAAGACCTTAAAAGTTCAGTACGATACTCTGATACGTGCGAATCTATGCACGATGGTCTTGACCAGAGAATAAAAATATTGGAAGGTGTTAGAAATGGTCGTTAAGATAAGTGAGAACTTCAATCTCGATGCTTTTTTCGTCTCTGCTGAATATCCCGAAATCGCACGGAATATGCCGGTGTATCTATGGCAGTTAGCAAACCTCTGGACGCTTGTTAATACGGTGATACAGCCTGTCAGAAACTTACTTGTTGAACCTGTTACGGTATTATCAGGTATTCGTACAGAAGGTCTCAATAAACTTATCGGCGGTGAAAAGTTATCGGATCACCTCCTCGGCGCTGCTTGCGATATTACCAGTAAAAAGATACAAGTCAATCCATTACTTATAGCTCATTTGATACATGATAGCGGTATAAAGTACAGGCAGATAATAGCTTATCCCGCAAAAGGATTTATACATATTTCAATTAACGTTTTGCAACAAGCTGAAAACAAACATCAATTTCTCGTTTACAAACACGGGAAATATGAAACTATCACAACGTGAAAAGGAGAATGGTTATGCACGCTGAATTATGTCCGGTTTGTAAAGGTTCAGGTAAGTATCATAATAAGGAATGTCATGGATGTAATGGAAAAGGCTGGATATTAGTTCCAGAGGTGAGAACTGAACCGTGGTATCCATATTATCCTACTTATCCAACATCACCCTATCCTATATGGTATCGTCAAACATATGGAACAGGAACTGGCGATAAATTGCCAGAAGAAACTTATAAAATAACTTGTTGAAAAGGAGTAGAATCATGCGTAAATCACTGTTTATTACATTTTTCGCTTGCAGTATAATTCTGTGCGCTGGTGTGTGTTATGCCGGAGTACTTGATACTGTCAAGAATTGGATGTCAGGTAATGTTATCGCTTATATCCTGACTGGTATATTATCACTATCTATTATCGCGGGTAGTTTACTGTTCAGCAAGATTATCAAAACCTTACAAGAAGCCGGTGAGTTTATGACAGTTCTCGGTACTGCTTTGGCTGATAGAAAAGTCAATGCTGATGAAATTAAAAGTATACTCAAAGAAGCTAAAGACGTGTTTAGTATCTGGTCAAAAACTCCTGATAAATACAAGGTGAATTGATATGCCAGACAAAGCTAAAGAGAGACCCTGGTGGAAAAAGAAAACCAATATCGGATTGATTCTCTATGCGGTTGGCGAAACTATGGCTCTGATTCCGGTAACAATGCCATTCTCTCCTATCGTTAAGGCGGTCGGCGGTATACTTGCCGGATACGGTATTTCTGATAGAATAAATAAAAGCAAATAAGGTCTGGGGCTTTCCTTTTCACCCGGACGAGAAGACCTTCGGCTATAATGGCTGAGGGTCTTTTTTTATTCCCGTCGAATTGAACGGAATTAGAACTGTTGCAAATTATGCAACACCTCAGTTATCCGGTAATTCCGGACAAGTCGGTTACATCCTGTAACCATCTGCTCTCATGCGAGGCGTTAGCAAATGTTGTACCAATTAAGCAAAAAAGCAGGTATATTTATTTTTAATTTAGCAAATAAATCTCTTGTTAATCAAGCAAAATGTAGTATATTATATATAGAAAACAGAGGGAAGAGCGCCAGAAGCCGGGAGTTGGCGACCCGATCAGAATCGTTGAAACTGAACCGCAGGTATCAAGATTCTGGAACTTAAAGAGAAAATAGGATGATAAAGGAGGCGAAAGCCAGACAGCCGAGCAAACGGACGCTCCGTTAAACCTCCTCATCAACGAGTCGCAGGGGATTACAACCTGCTTGATAAGTTATAAGGTAACGAAACTCAACAAGGGAGTAAGGCAATGACACTATCGGAACTCAAAAACAGTTTACCTGATGTTAAAGTCAACTTATCAGGTAAGATTTACACCGGTCATATTAAGGGCAGCAAATTGGATTTTCCAAGAGTACATATCAGGGAGCTTTGTAATGCAAGTTGGGAAGTATCTTGGAATACTTTATTGCACTGTATCAATGACAACAAAGCAGTTATTCTATAAAGAAGGAGTAAGGCAAATGGAAACGAGTACATTTTTTACTGGTAAATCATGCAAAGCTTTCAAGATAAATGGTAAGGGCAAGTACGTTGCAACTTGGAATGTAAACCGTCCGGGTATAGTATTAATAAGCTATTATGATAAAGACGGGTATTTCGACGCAGGAAATACGATTGAACATGATTTACATAATAACGCAGATATGTTCGAGTATCTTGAAATGCATGGTTTTATATTTGTAGAGTAACTAGTCGAAACGCCGAAAGGCGTCTGCCGGAGTTACCGGCACTGATGAGACTTAACAAGGGGCAAGGAAATGGCAAATGAGCTAAAAATAGTTAAAAGAGATGTTAAGAACAGAGAAGAAGTAATTTCTGAATTAAAGAGGTTAGAGAAAGCATATCAGGGTGCATGGATCGCTTGTATTCCTGCTTTCAGTGGCGGTAAAGGGACAGAATTTATTCAATATTTAAACCGTGCATCTATACCAGACTGTTATCTTGACTTTGCATTTGAGAAAACAGTTTGTTATCATGGCAAGCTGACAACTTTCACTGATGGTGCAATAAAAAGAGAATCCATGCGTGGTTTATTCAGTGGTGATAGATAAACATTAACGATTAACAAGGGGAGCTAATATGAACTGTAAAAAATGCAATAAAGAAATTAGTCAAGCTTCATATTCACTTGATAAACTTTGTTCTTCATGTAGAGCCAAAGTAACAAGAAAAGCTAAAGAGCAAGCTTATAAGGATTGTGGACTTGTTAAAGTTAAAGGCGCATTAGGCGGCACATACTGGGAGTAATAACATGAAACCTATCCGGATCAGAATTGCACACATACAAGCCATAAGGCGGCGGCTTGAGCGTCTGATGGTAGCATTCATCACAAAGTAAAAGGGAGAAGTACAATGAAAGTCAAGAACGTGTGTAGTGCTAATTCAGGGCGTGAAATACCTAATCAGTTTATTATCACTGATGATGATAACAAGAGGAGTTTTTTGAATTAAACATTGCAATCGGCAAAGCCATTGCCGAGAAAGGATAAAACACCATGAAAAGATATTTCAAACGTACAAGTATATATTGTGGTAAATCAAATGTTATTTCGCAAATAGCATATTATATGTGGAGTAAACAAAAAGGTTTATATGTAGTATTTAATGATGGATTAAAATTTAAATCGGAATATACTTTAAAAGAATTACTTTCCAAAGAAAAACCCGAAGGTTATATAACGGAGGTAAGCCATGAAAGCATATGAAAAAATATCAAAATGGTTTGAAAGCCATGCCTGGGGGGATATCGGAATGATAATTTCCGATACTGGATATACAGAATTAACAGTAAGAAGAATATTGAGCAAAATGAAAAACATCGAAGAAGTATTTATAGATGGCAAAACAACCTATTATAAAATATGGAAGGAAATAGTACCATGACACAGAATGAACTGGATTACATCATCATTGAGTATAGCTTCCCTCGCAAGGGGCAACTGTACTATAACAGGGTACTCGAAACCGTTGTTGAGGCAGTCGAGAACATGACAGAGAAAGCTTTGATTGTAGAACGGAGGGCAAAATGAGAATACATATCACTTCATTTATTGATGTACCGGACGATTCAGACGTTCAAAAAATAGTAGATACAACGTTTTGTTTCATTATTCAAAATATGCCTCGTAATATTAAATTGTGGTCAAAAAATGCCGAACAACTCATAAACAATCTTCAATTCAACTTTGCTGATAATTCCGATAAGGAGTAATCATGTAAGGAGTAATCATGTATAAATTAATGGTTTCGTGGGATTGTGGAATGTCTTATCAAATGGAAAGTGAATCATTGAATCCTGATGATTTCAAAGCCCGCACTGAAGAACTTGATAAACAGATGATTCGCTGGACTATTGAAGATGAAGCCGGTCAATGTCATGACAAACTTTGCAAGATTCACAAATCAATACTGGCATTTATGTTACATGCTAATAAAAAGGAGTAATTTAATGGAAGATGAAATCCTTGCTTTTTTGTATCCAGATCAATACCCCGATGATGAGGGTATAACAGACTCACTGATAGACAGTATTGTAATGCCTGTACCGAGCAAGACAACAAAAGATAGGTTCATGGAACTGTAAAAGAGGAGTAATACAATGACAGAACAACAAGGATGGTTATTAATTGCTATAATATGCACAGTTTCGGCAAACACATTAAACCCTAACAAATCAAAAACAATCTATATAACTCTATCAATTCTTTTATTAATCATGGCTTTATGTGGTTATTATTTAGCGTTCGCCAATTAAGCAAAATCTTTCACTACATTTAAAACGAGGAGTAATACGATGAAGATCACAGAGAAATGGCTTGAAACGCATAAATGGATGATACGTTCATCTGATAATGGTATATCATACTGTGATTTTAAGTGGAAGGGTATAGGTAAATGGCAGGATTGCCCCGACTGGAATACTGAACCTGAGTGCGGCGGTGGATTTCATGGCGAAACACCGGAGTTTCATGGCTTTGGTATTCAATACAATCGCCTTGAACTGGTGGAATATAAGGGCAATGCTATACCGATTAATGGTGATAAAGTCAAAGTAAGAGAGGCTCGCATAGTTGCTGTTGGAGTTAATATACCAGAATTAGCATTAACTCAATGCGGATATTCAATTGCGCATGACGGCGATACGATTCCACCTAAAAATAATGAATTTTGGTTAATATTTTCCGGTCATGTCACTATCTCTAATCAGACCGGCGGTTATTGCTGGTGCTCTGGTAACTCAGTGAACACTATCTCTAATCAGACCGGCGGTTATTGCGGGTGCTATGGCAACTCAGTGAACACTATCACTAACCAGACCGGCGGTACTTGCAGGTGCTATGGCAACACCGTGAATACTATCTCTAACCAGACCGGCGGTACTTGCAGGTGCTATGGCAACTCAGTGAACACTATCACTAACCAGACCGGTGGTACTTGCTGGTGCTATGGCAACACCGTGAATACTATCTCTAACCAGACCGGCGGTACTTGCAGGTGCTATGGCAACTCAAAAAGAATTGATAAATAATTAAGCAAAATCTTTCACTCTTTGCTATATTTGCTTGATTAAACTAACTGATTTTCGTAAATTATATAATACAAGAAAGGGGTGCTATGAGAAATAAGCCTACCAGAGTCAGAGAATGTGTACCAACGCAAGCCGAACTTGATAAATTAAATTCACTGAATCAAAGTAATTGTCATTTAGCTCGTGAAATCGGGTTGCCTTACTTCACGTTGTGGAATGTAAGAAGTGGGCGCACTGGATGTTCAAAAGCCGTATACGAAAAGATAGTTGCTTATCTGGAGAATATAAAATAGTCTCCTTTCATAGACGAGGGGCAGGTCAAAAACTATAAGCATCGACACGAGGTAAGAGGCGTCTCACGCTCGCCTGCCTTTTAAAAATAAGGTGAAATATGAAAAACAAGTTTGACAACAACAACATCGTATTTGTGCCGGTCAATCCTGCACGAACTCGGAACGAGATCAGGTTCGCATACAAGCCGTTAATTGATAACAAGTATACATTTGCCCTGATAAAAGTTGACGGTAAATACTCAATTATCAGAAAACCTGAGCCTGATGATTATGCAGCTATTTGTAATTTTGAGCCTGAAAGTATTATTACAGCCATAACAGAACCGTATGAAGTTATCGAGTATTACGAGAAGGGGATTAAAATACAATGAAATTCTATTATAACCTCGCTCAACAAGCATTTCATGTTGCCAGTCTCAAAGCTGGGGATACGTTCGTGATTGTTGTGCCATTGAAGGAACAACCGCCTGAAGGATGTCCGCAGATGCACGTCTGGGATATTTATTCTGATTTTGTTAGAATAGGCGAAAACTTGCCAGACCCAATTATTTGTGACATCAAACTTCCTTATCCTGTCGGTTCACGAGTAGGATTAAGAGAAGCATGGATGCCAATCAAGGCTATCCGGAACTGGGGGATAGTTGATAAAGTAAGAGTTGATAAAGTACAGAATTTGGTGGTATTTGAAAAGAATCAACTTGGTTTAGATAATTACCCGATAAACTCTATGCACGGACTTTCACCGTGGTTTAATAAACGTTATGGCGAAGGCACATGGGATAAGAATCCATACTGTGAAATCGTAACGATGAGGATTGAAAAATGAAATTCTATGCAGCCGAAGAACGATCTGACAAGTCAGCCAGAATATACCATTTCCCTGTCAAGAAAGACCGTGATGAATGGATAAAAGATGATAAAGCTAACAGGCGATTATTGACACGTCCTGAATATGATAAAATACTGTGGAGGATAAAACACAATGACAATTGACCAATTACAGCAGTTACAAGCTGATCTGAAAGCGATTCAGGAGCTTTGCAAGACCGAGACTCCTGAACAGGTTGAGGTAGTGTGGAAAGAGATAAATGAGTTAAGAGAATCATTTAAGGATTATGACGATGATGAAGATAGCGAAACAATATTTATCACACTTGACAATATGACATGGAGGCGTTGGTATGATGATGAAAACAATAAGCCGACCTGTGATTTTAAAGTTATATCACTGGACTGTGCCGACCTGATTAATACCATTCAAAACATGGAGTAAACTTATGGCAAGATTTTTTGAAATGGAAGATTATGAAGATAAACCGAAGAGGAGAACTGAAATGAAGTGCCCTAATTGTGAAAAACTTAAAAGAGCTATTAACTCTGTATGTGACCCGTGTATCAAAGAACAGAAACCTAAGCAGAAATACCAATCACAGCATAAAGCGGGTGAACCGCTCAATGATGAGTACGAGTATTCGGGAATAATGAGAATACCTAATTTAAACGAACCATACACATTACTTGGACGAGTTGTTATTAATAATAACCCAACAGCTATTAATTTATCTGATAATGATGGCTATCGTGAAATCCTGAGACCTCGTAAGAAGAAACCCGTAACAACGGTAACAAGTTGGCGATTGAGCCGTAAGGGCAACGTTGTCAAAGACTCATATACGTTCAACGGTTTGCCTGACATTGACAGAGTAATACGAGAAACGCTCGATGTTGGTGCGCTGGCGATAAAGATTGAATGCACAAAAACACTTGATAGAAGGAGACTTGGACTTGGTGTTTTTAATGGACTCTATATTTGGAGCAAAAATATAGGAGAAATTAATCATTGCAGTTGTGAACATGTCTGGTGTCCAACTTATTACACATGGTCATATACTAATAGATGTTTAACTATCACCAACGCCGACATTGAGTCCGCCATCCGTGAGTATGCAAAAACACAGATAATTAAACATACCTGTACTGATTGTGAATACTGTATCAGGTGGGGCGACTATAAGGGTATTAAGATTGATAATTCCCTGCATTGTTTAAATGAAAATATAGAAATATCATTACCTGATGGATTCAGGTCGGCTGCGACTCATAATCACGATTGTAAATGTCGTTATTACAAACCAAAACAGTCAGAAAAAACTCCTGAGCCTGTCAACATAACAGATTTTGCAACCATGGCGGATTTAACAGGCATTACCAGCCGTCTTGATGCTCTGGAAAAAGAACTGTATGCACATGGTAGTGCTATTAACCGCTTGAGAAAATTTGGCTCTTGAGAAAGGAGTGATACTTGATAAGCAAAAATGATTTGAGATACACACGAGAACCAATTTGCCCTTATTGTGGGAATAAAGATAGAGATGCTTGGGAATATGATTTTGGTGATATGGAAGGAACTATAGAAACAGACTGTGGTAATTGTGGCAAGGAATACTATGTCACAAGAAATGTAGAAATAACCTATTCCACAACAGGAAAGGAGTGATGGCTTATGTAATCTCCCGGTAAATCGGGAAACCAGTTAAACATTAACGCAGGTGAAGAATAACGGGGGCTGTCATGCAGGGCAGCCCCCAGCGCAAACCTTCTCATGGTTGCATACACCGCTGGGCTTTATTATTTATGAAAGGAGAATGTTGTGATTACTAAAGAGCAATTAGAAAAAAGAAGAAAGTATCTGGGAGCAAGTGATGTCTCAGCTTTATTTACCGATGAGGAAGGCAAGTCCTTGAATCCATTTGCTATGGCTTACGATGTATGGGTATCGAAAGTTTATGAACTGGAAGAAGGTAAGTCTACAGACTCACAGAAGCGGGGCAATCATTGTGAAAGTGGATTGCTTGAGTATGCAAAAGATGAACTTGGCGTAACTATTGAAACCGGTCCGGACAAGTTGTGGGTGCAATGTAAAGAACACCCGGTATTTGTGGCGAATCTTGACGGGTATTGCCTGAAAGATATGGAAATGTGCGTTATAGAAGCAAAGTCGTCAGGCATGGTAAATGAGTGGGGCGAACCGTATACTGACCAGTGCCCTTACAGAGTTATCATTCAATGTCAGTCACAATTACTTTGTACCGGGTGGAATACAGCTTACGTACCAGTACTGACAGGGGGACGCTGGGGACTGACTGAATCAATGTATGTTATCAAGCGCAATGAGGAAATTATCAATGCTATAATCAAGCGAGGCGAGGACTTCTGGAATAACCATGTATTGACAAAGATACCTCCGGAAACGTCCGAACTCGGCGATATACAGTTATTGAAACGTATCAAACGCATACCTGAGAAGTATGCGGATGTTGACCCTGCATTGATATTGCAATGGGAAAACGTTAAAGCCGAACGGTCAGCAAAAGAAAAAGAGGAGAAGGAACTGTTTACAAAGTTACTTATGGAATTGGGAGATGCTGATGGCGTACAACTACCGGATGGGCGCGAACTTACATACTTTTTACAAAATGGCGCCGCACTTGTGGACAGAAAGCGATTAGAGAATGAATATCCGGCTGTCTGGTCAGCTATAACGAGTGAAAACACTTATAGAGTAGCTCGTATCAGAAAAATATAACTTGACAATGAGTTTAAAATGTTTTATAATTTAGATGTCAGAGTGGTCGGATTTTTTGTTTTGACAATAATATCTATAGAGGCGATGAACTCTGGTACTCGGAATAATCCGGCTACACTGACACAGAGTGAATCGCCTCTTTCGTTTAAGGAATAAATATGTCTAAAGGAAAATATATTAGAACTCCTGAAATAAGAAAAAAAATGAGCGAAGCTGGAAAGGGTAATATAATTTCAGAAGAAACTAAAAATAAAATTAGCAAAGCATTAAAGGGTAGAATATTTTCACTAGAACATAGAGAGAAAATAGGAAAGGCGGGGAAAGGTAAAATATTATCGAAAGAATCAAAAAACAAAATGAGTATAACAATTAAAAATAAATTAGCATCCCCTATCATAAGAATGAAAATGAATATAGCACATAAAGGGAAAAGGCTTTCAGAAGAGACAAAAAGAAAAATGAGTATAATCCGTAAAGGTCGAACATTTTCAAAAGAACACCGTAAAAAATTAAGCGAATCTCATATTCAAGGTATAACCTCTGGCAGAATAAAATTAAAATGTATTTATAGAGATACAACAATAGAAATAACAATGGGTGAAATACTTACAAAATTAAATATAAAATTTATACCTCAATGTTTTATAAAGGAAGTTAGATGTTATGCAGATTTTTTCTTACCAAATAATAATATTCTAATTGAATGTGATGGCGATTTCTGGCATAATTCAGATAAACAAAAACGGAAGGATATAAACAGGGATTTGCGTGCTTCATTCGCTGGATATAAAACTTTGCGTTTCTGGGAACATGAGATAAATAAAGAACCAGAAAGGTGTATAAAAATAATTAAACAATCTTTACGGAAGGGATAAAATTATGAACTCCAATTTAATCACAAACGGCGCAGATACAATTCCCGAAATCAAATTAAAAGAACCAGAACTTAAAAAACCTGACCCACAAGCAATAATGACTATCGGGCGAGGATTAGTATTAAAAACCCTTGACGATATGTGGCAATTCGCTGCGATTGCTGTCAAATCTAATGTAATGCCTAAAGGAGATACTAAAGAGGATATTTTTATCAAACTCGAATATGGTGCGGAACTTGGATTAGCTCCTATGCAATCGTTACAGAATATAGCGGTAATAAATGGGCGCCCTGCATTGTGGGGTGATGCTGTACCTGGAGTTGTAGAAGCATCGGGCAAACAGGAATATGGGTATCCGTCAAAAATAGGACAACGGAATCCTGATGGATCATATCCCGATACTTATGGTTATAAATATACAACAAAACGCCAAGGACGTGCTGAATATTCTTATGAATATACCGTTAAAGACGCTAAACAGGCGAAGTTATGGAGCAAGGACGGCACATGGACATTTTATCCTGATCGGATGCTTTTGAACCGCGCCAGAACATTCTGTGTGCGAGATGTTTATCCTGATATACTCAAAGGCATAATCACCATTGACGAAGCCAGTGATATAATCAACGCCGAATATACAGTAGAAGAACCAAAATCACAAACTGAAAAACTTGCCAATCTGATAGTTCCAAAACTGAAAACCGAAGAAACCATTAAATCAGTCAACAAAGAGACTGGCGAGGTTATTGAACCTGAACCTAAAACCAAACAGGAGTTAATCGCTGCTATTGTTGACCTAAACAAAACAGTTTACCACCTAAATGATACTGATTTTATACAAGTCTGTACTGAGATAACAGGCGATACGGTCACTGATATTGACAAGTTACAGCTGAATCTTATCAAGCGGATCTGGCAAGTATTGAGTAATCAAGAAATAGCTCATAAGTTACCGTTCTTTAACAAGACAAAAGAACCTGAATTGAAACTTTAATCGCCGGACATACCGGCAACTGGGAGCCGGTTTCGTGGTTTACCGGCTCTCATAACTAATGCAGGCGGTGGCGAAATGGGATTCGTCCGGGCGATCGGTTACCGCGTTGCACGCTACCGAGACCAGCCACCATACAGGGGCTTTGGAAAGCGAAACACGTAGAGCAGGTTCGATTCCTGCCCGCCTGCACAAAAAAGGAGTATAAATTAGATGGCTAAATACTGTCCGTTAAATTCTTCTGATCGTTTTGGTAGAGTTATATGTGATACTGAGTGTGCATGGTATAAAGAGAAAGAACATATAAAATGCTTATTAATTAATAATTTAAATTGTATTACAATTTATTTACAAAATATTAACGATTATTTAAGCAGAAGATAGAGGAGTAACTATGCCTGACATAACGATGTGTAATAACGATAAATGCCCATTAAGTGAACATTGCAAACGACATCCTGATAGTGGTACGGTATCAGGTGAACATCAGTCATGGTGTGAATTCCCGTATGACCGTTTAAACTGTGAACATTTTATAGATAAAAGGAAAGCAAATGGAGACAATTACCATAACTATCCCGATTGAACCGAAAGGCAAGCGAGTGCCGAAACGTGCGCAACGTGGGGCTTTCCATAAGATGTACAAAGACAAACAACAAGTTGATTATGAAAACATCATAGCCATGTATCTTAAAGAGAAGAAACCAAAGAAACCAATCGAGGGCGAAGTCTGGTTAATGATGACAACTCTTATGCCTATACCAAAATCAAAGCCGCTCTGGTGGAAACGGGCAGCATGTAAACGATTAATAAGACCGATAACAAAGCCCGATTGCAGTAACATGATTAAAAACATCGAAGATATAATGAAACTTATGGGATATTTCGGAGACGATGCTCAGATAGTTCATGTTAAAAATAGTAAATTTTATTCCATACAG